GAGGTTCCATTAGTTGTTTGTACAATTGGAGATCGTTGTAAAGAGGTTTTCCTTTTGAGAAAAATCTTTTAAGTGTCTCAACAATTTGTTGTTTCTTTTGAAGCTCTCCTCTTACAACGGCCTTGGTCATTTCTTTGATTAGGCATTCGTAAAGAAAAGCGGTATTTCTTTTCTTATTATGTTTCATCTTTAATTTCCTTTTTGTTTAGAGATTCAATAAGCATCTCAACTTCGCGAGATACTGATTCTAATTTTTGTTCTTCTTCTAAGTAGCCACCAGCTGCTTGAGATAGTGAGTATTCATTTCCAACATAGCCTTTATAAAGGTTGCGAGATGTTGACCGAGAGGTTTCGATTCCTGTTGAGCCAAGCATGGATTTCTTCATGCCGCCTTTATCATAGGAAGATTGGTGCGATTTGTATGGACCACGTTTAGATGGAATATCGACATACGGAGGCGAGTCATCACGTTTCGCAGAGGGTTCGGCGAGCAGATCGGTATCACCCCCTTTGTCGCCGCCGACATCTCCTCCACCGGTGTCTCCACCGCCGAGGTCACCTAAGTCACCTCCTAAATCTTCACCTCCACCGCCTAGGTCACCTCCAAGGTCTCCACTGCCACCGCCTAGGTCTCCAAGACCTCCGGCAAGACCGCCTCCTCCACCAGCGTCTTCACCACCTTCTCCACCAGATGCGGCAGCTTCAAGTTTAGCCATGAACTTTTTATCAAAGAACATTTCTCTTTGGTTACGAAGAAATTCATCTTCTGACATTCCGAAAAGGTGTTCCGCAATCCAGCGTTTTGAGAAATATCCTTCTGTTGCATTTCCAGCAACAGAGAATTTTTTATCCCAGTGTTCAAGTTCTTGAAGCTCAGCAATCTTTGATGGGTTGTTTAGTTGAAGTGTGAAAGCTAATAGGTCATCATTTCTATAACCAAGAGTATAAAGATGAATGATTCCAATCTTTTCTAGCTCTGCTATTGCTACACGTTGTAATCTTTGAATAGTTCTGGCGAAACGAATATCTTTTTGAGCCAATGTGGTTTTATCCTCAGAGGCACCTTCACCCATTGTTAAATAAGATTGGGGAATCTTTAAAGCAGCAAATAACTTATCTCTAAGATACTTAACATCATCAATACCACCATTATAGGAAGCGCCAGGAAGCGAGGTAATGTCTGTTGAAGATTGACCTCCACGAATTGGAATATAATAATCTTCTTCAATTGACAAAGGGTTGTAACGTAAATCAACACGACCGGTTGTTGGGTCAACAACAGAATGTCGTTTCAATTGGGTCATAACTTTTTGCATGTATTGTTCAACTTCTTGTGGAGGAATACCACCAACGTCAATCTTAAACAACCGACGCTCAGGAGCACGAACAATACGATAAGCCATCATAGCATCTTCTAAAAGAATAAGTTGACGATGGATTCGTCTTGCAGGTTCAAGAACTGATGTTCCATAAGGAGCATGCTTATCATTACCAAGAATTCTAAAGTGAGCAACTTGCCAATTCTCCAGAGTTAGTCCAGCTGTGTTCCATTGGTATTGAACGTAGTTTGGATTTCCTTGATCTTCTCCTTCAAGACGTTCAATCTCTCTTGTTGGAAGACCAATAGCAGATCGAATTCCCATATCTTCATCAATATCAAGATAAAGAAAGAAGTCACCGTATTTACACATTGTTCTTGCCCAACCAAAAAGGTTGTGCTCAATGTTAAGAACATTATGATATAAATTATGGAGGATGTGTTTTATTTCTTCGTTAGCACATTTGATATTTAGCATTGGACGAAGAGCTGTATGAGTTGTCATTTCATCAGCATAAATGTCTAAGGACGATGCTATTTCTGGCATATATTCCATTTCATCAAAGTCAACATAACGCTCTGCTCTGTTTCTGTTTGAAATCATGTTAAGAGTAACAGAGTTTATTGGGTTGTATTCCCATTTTTTAAACTGAGCGCCCGATGCTGATTGAAACTTTGTAGCATAGTTGTCCAATTGCCGTCTTCGTAATTGACGACCTGTTTGTGTTCTTCTCTGGGTTATCGGTCCAGAAAACAATTTTGTAAGAGCCTTGAATAGATCCGATTGAGGATTGTAAGGCGACTTTTTGTATTTGGGCATAGCTATTCCTTTTCGTAGTAAATAGTTCTATTATAACATAAAGTAAAGCTAATGTCAAGCTATCCTCTGAAAATCCAAGCAAAGTCTTTATATGTCTTTTGAAATTCTTCTAGAGATTCTTGTGTCTTAGTTCCTGTGTATCCTCTCATTCCTTTAATGGCTGTGTTCATTGTTGTTGTTGAGGATTTGATTGACGAAATCATTGCTTCTTGATATAACCTATCTTTCTCTGAAACTTCCAAAGCTGTGTCTCTAACCCAACAAGCAATTGCAAGAGCCATTATCAAATCGTCATGATAAGAACGCATTGCTTGAGGTTTGCCATTATTCCAAATAAAAGTTTTTACCTCATGAAATAAACGAGAAGACATTGGTTTAACCAATTTATTTCTTATGTATTCTTCAAGCTTTGCAACTATCAAAGGTCTTGTTTTAACTGAGGTCGTAAACCCGATAACTGCACTGTCATTGTATTCTCCTTCAAGAGAATCAACAAATTCGTGTGTTGATTTGATTGAATAATAAAGATTTGGATATCCGAGATCTCTTACTTTCTCGCAAGCTGCAATTCCAATTCCTATGTTTTCAATAACCATAAGACAGTTTCCATATTCTTTTCCTGCATCAACAAGGATTTGTGCAAAGTGATCCATTGTGGGTTTGCCTTGATATTCAGCAACAACTTTCATAGAATCTGTTCTTAAGATGTGAAACACGGAAGAGTCTGCTCCATCTCCACGAGCAACGTCTGCAACCATAAGATAAGGAACACCTTCTTGATACTTCTCCCAAATCCATAGGTTTCTATCCCATCCTGTTTTGTACTCAGGCTCTTGTTGTTGTTCAAATAACCAAGCTATATCATCAGGGTGAATAACTGTTTCACCAGATGTATTAAAATTACACTCAAGTTCTTGTGCTATCTGTCTTCTTGACATGTTCTTGGTTTCTTTTGCAAACCACTTCATGTCACGTTCAGGATGAACATCCCAAGGCAATGAGACAGGGTGAAATTCGTTATCTCCATTCTCAGCATCAACATAAGTTCTGTGGAACCAGTTTCCAACCCCCATAGGTGTTGATAAAGCTATGCAGCGACCCCCTGTTGATAGAGTGGGGTAAAGACCTGCCCAAAGTTCATCAAGGTTATCAACGTGTGCTGCCTCGTCTATAATCAACAAAGATAAGGCTTCAGAACGACCAGCGTCTGCTGATGTTCCGACAGCTTTGATTGTAGAACCATTTGATAATTCAAATGAGGTTCTGTTATCGATTGTGATGTCGGCAATAGCCATCCATGGAGGAAGGTTTTTCATTACCATTTTTACTTTCTTTACCAAGTTAGCTGCTGTTCCGAACTTGGTTGCCATTACAAGAATGTTCTTTTCTTTGTGAAATAGCATAAACCATACAGCATAAGCAGCCGAGATAGTTGAGATACCCAGCTGTCTTGCTTTGAGAATAACTGTAAAACGATAATCATTAAAGTCCTTGATCAATTCGTCTTGATAAGGATAGGTATTAAAAGGAATTAAACCCTTAAGAGGATGAGAGATCCTACAATAGTTGTTTATAAAGTAGAGAGGATCTTTTCCAGATTTAAGAATTTCTTTTATTATTTCTTGCTTTGATAATTGAAGAGACATCAATAGCCTATATTAGTAATGTGGTAATCCCCATTCTCATCAACTCTAGCAGCAAGATTGCCATTGTTCAATTCTTCCATTAGTTTATTGAAATCTATTGTGACTGCATCGACTTGAGTTCCGCTTGATCCGCCTCGATAGCCATGGGTCCTTATATTTTCTTCCACTTCTATTATTCCTCTACTTTCCAAATCATGTTGCCGATATCCAAAAAGCGAGTCTAACGAAGTATATCCGGGTTCAAAATAAAAACGACCATCGGGAGACTCGGCTTGAACAGGGCTTATTAACGCACCAGAGTCATCAACAAATGAAAATCCAGAACCTGGGTCATAAGTGATTTGAAAACCATAAATATTTGTATCTCCGCCCAAGTATAAACTACCTACTGGATAGCCTTTAAATTCTTCATTCATCGTCTGAACCAAGCTTATAAACTGGTTAACTGCCGCACCATTACTTGGTTTTCCAAAAAACTCAGTCGCAGTTTGTTGTCCGAACAACTTTTGAATTTTTTGAGAGTTATCGGGACCGATCAAGTCATCTATCCAAGAAGTATCATCTTTAGCATACATTTCAATAACAGATTCTCCTTTTTTAAAAGGAGTGACAAAATAATCTTTTCCCTCTATTTCTTGCCAATTTTTTATCGAATATTGTTCACTGCTTCCAAAAGCTTCATTTAAAACTATCTTAAGTTCTTCTTTAATTATCTGTTTTAATTGATTGTTTGTTATTTTCATTTTTGATTCGCTCCTTTTTTGCGTTTATCGTTTGCCGGACGTTTATCAGAAAATTGCTCTAAGAACTTTCTTGTAACATCTCTTGTCTGGTCTATTGAAGGCTCAAGAATAGGCATAGATTCAATGGAACCAATCTTGAAGTGTTGTTGAGCCTCAACCCAATTACGAACTCTTGAAGTGGATTGTACAAGGATATTGGGCTCACCTTTTGATGTAAGAGTAACTGACTTTCCTGTAACGGCTCTGTATTCTTTTTGCAAGAAATTCTTTATTTGATTTAACATTGATTCGATATCTTGTTCAAAATTGCTTCCATAAACTTCTTTAAGTAAAACTTCTGCTTGATAAGAAAGAATCATTGAGTCACCATAGAAACGAACTTTAAAGCCGTCCATAACTCGTTTGTCCATTAGAGGACAACCCTCTTCTCTTTTCAAACCCATTGTACGAGCTTGACCATCTGGTGTAAATCTTTTATCATGTGCTCCGTCATAAGCATTTGCGGCTGCTTGTGAAAGTCCTTGTATAATTTCTAATGTTGTGCTACTCATTTGTTGGTCTCCATCCTTTTAACCATCGTTCTTCTCGTCCCTCAACCCATTGGATATAACATTTTTCACAACAATCAAATTTTGCCATATAAACATCATCATTTGATTTAAATGAATAAGTCTTACATGTAGGGCAAGAACGTTTAGATTCTTTGGTAATTAGTTTCTCTGCAATAAAAACGCCACCAACTTCAATTTGGAAGTCATCTTTTTCATTTGAGGCTTTGTAAAGATCTTTTAGTTGCTTTACGTATTCTTTTTCTTTTTCATCGGTCCAGTGTCGCTTTGGGTTTTCAATTGCTTCTTGACCGTATTTGTCTGCAATTGCTTTTTCTACTTTTACAACATAGTTTGGATCATTCTTTTTCATAATTCCACCTTTCTGAATTGCCATATTTCTCCTTATCAGTTTCGTGTGTTATTCTCTCTGGTGAATCCATATCTCTATAGACTTTCATCCAGTATGGAGTTTCTAAATTCTTTGGACTTAAAGAATTGTCTAAAAACCTCATCTTGTTGTTTGGTCCACAACATAGAACACCAGTCTCATCATCAAAAAAATAAGTTTTTGTTTTGTGCTCATGCCAGCATTCGGATTGTCCGTGATCGTTTGTTTCTCTTGGTCTTTGTGGATCACAGGTCCAAAGATAAGTGCCTTCCCATTTGTGACCAGCTCTGTTGAACATTTCTACGTCCATTCCTCGTAGACCTTGAATTTGGGTCATTTGCCAGTAATCTGATATGCAATCCCACCATGCAACATCCGGCATTTTAATCTCTTTGTTTGGTGTTTCTTTTCTATTAAAAATAGCACATTGATCTACTTTATCATAGAAAGCTCCCATTGATGGAAGATAAACCATATAAAGAGGGGCTCTTGCTCTTATAAATCTTATTGCTTGTAAAACACCAAAAATAGTTTCGTCTTTACCGTAGTTTGGATTACCAGATAAAAATGATTTCTTCACATAACATTCGGTATACGGTGTCGAAACTATCACTAGTCTCTCCTAAAGTCTGAAATTCGTCTGCTTAAGTCTAGCGGGTCACTAATGTCTTTTCCTACACCAAGTTCTTTTTGTGCTCTTTTAACATCTATATCACCAGTAAACATCCCCAATTCTGTTCCTTGGACCATTTTTCTTACTTCTTTATACATGTTAAAGAAAGCAGTTATCAATTGTCTTGTATCATCTATTGCTGTGTGTAATTGCACATACTCTGGTCCTGGTCCGTAAACGTCCATCATTCTTTGTAACTTTCCATTAAAAGCCATAACT